ACCAATGCTTGGTATCGCAGAGTCAAAGTATCCAATCTGATGTAAGATTGGTTTCTAATAAGAAACTTGACTACAAACTTAGAGGGGGAGAGCTTTTGCTCTCCCCTTTTTTTTATTATAAATAGTAATATGGCAACAGCATCATCACCTCTCGCAAGACAACCAGACAAGTTAGACTATGCAAGTCCAACTCAGTTTCGCTTTGGTATTAATCAACTCCCAAAAGTTGAGTTTTTTACCGTTAATGCAAACTTACCAGGGATTGAAGCTACCGCAATAGATATTGCAAATCCTTTTAAGAATATTCCAATCATGGGTGAGAAACTTGTATATTCTAATCTTGAGATTACATTTATTGTGGATGAGTATCTAGAAAATTATCAGTCGCTTCATAACTGGATGACGGGAATTGGTTTTCCATCAAACAGGTCTGAGTTTAGAACACATAGAGATGTAACATCAATGGCACCGGCTGGAGGAAGAACTCCCTCAGTTGACATTATAGGTTCTGCAACACCAGACAAATCAATGTATTCAGATGCCTTTCTTATGTTACTCTCCAACAAGAACAATCCTATTTTAAATGTAGTATTTCAAAATATATTTCCTATCTCATTAGGTGCATTAGATTATACACAGGGGTCTACAGATGTTGAGTACTTAACTACTACTGCAACCTTTGCATACCAAATCTATAAATTTGAGGGTGTATAAATAAAAACGAGCAGATTTGGTAAGCTTTAACAAATTTTATCAAATCTTAGACTTAATTACTAGTGACAACTCGTTCGAACTCACTAGGGTCAATATAATATATGAGAGACACCAAACTGCTCAATTTTTTATTATGGGGTAAATATGAATTTAGATACATTAAAGAATACCGCAAGAGTAGACCTCCCTGTAACTGATCTAGAACACATCGATCAGGAATCCTATAAAAATCAAATGATTAAACAGAAGTGGCTTGACTTCAAAGCAGACTTTGAACTTCTTCTCATCAAAACAAAGACTGACCACCAACAAATGTATCGCCAGAAATGGGAATACTATGGTGGTAAGGCTGATGCGAAGATATATGCTGCAAAACCCTTTGACATCAAAGTTATGAAAACAGACCTTGTTATGTATATACAGAGCGATGATGATATCCTCAGAATTTCAAACAAAATTGGTTACTACGAATCATGTGTAGATTACTGTAAGGGTGTGATTAAATCTATTGATAATCGTGGGTGGGATATTCGTAATGCCACCGATTGGAAGAAGTTTGAGGCTGGGATGATATGATTTTTCCTACTCTGGAAAGAGGTTTTTTAGAAAAACCTGTTAATCTTGATATAACTAATCGTTGTCCTTTACAGTGTCCAACATGTATGAGACAGGGCCTCTGGTATAATAGACACCGACATTTGTTTAATGACATGACAGTGGAAGATTTGCAAAAGTTTATTGATAGTGGATTTACATATCTAGAATTTTGTGGTCAACAATCTGATCCAATGTCACACCCAAATATCCTTGGGTTTATATCTCTATGTCATAGTATAAAACTTGATATTCACACTGCTACTTCTCATAAAAAGAAAGAGTTTTATGAAGAGGCTTTTCATCGTTCTGGAATGAATACAAAATGGATTTTTGGATTGGATGGTTTACCCGAAGAAAGTCATAAACATCGTATCAATCAAAATGGTGTTCACATTTACGAGATGATGAAATTGGGTGCAAATATGGGTATTCATATTAAATGGCAATATATTGTTTTCAACTATAATCAAGATCATATCGAACAAGCAAAGAAGATGGCAGAAGATGATGGTATAGAATTTAGATTATCATTTTCTAACAGGTGGCGGCTAAATATGAAAAATTATAAACCAAGGGATGAATATTGTGCTTAAACCAAAATGTGTAAATCCCGACATTCAAGGTAAAACGCAATGCCTTGGACATTCAGCACGGGGATATTTAACTCCCTGTTGTTGGATAGATGGCGACCCAAATAGTAAAGGCCCCGCTCACGATATTTTTTTTCAAGAAAAATTAAAAATAATCAATAATAATAACATTATAGATATTATACAATCTAAAGAGTGGTTAGATTTTTATAAACTACTACAAGAAGAACCAGATAAAGCGCCAGGGGTATGTCATAAGCATTGTAGTCACGATTCACCCAATGATACTGTAAGATGATGCGTATATCTAAGAAGAATGAAGTCTACCTAGTCCTAGATAGGATGACAGATTCTACTCGGCAGGAGTTAACTTCATTTTTTGAGTTTGAGGCTGGGATGATCTAATGGACATTGAAAATTTTGTTATGGAATATAAAAACATAGTTCCTAAAGTTTTGATAGATGAAGTGATGAGTGCTGATTTAGATTTTCAAAAGTCTGAATATGCAAACCAAACAGGTAAAGTAGAAAACTCAGATAAACGAGTGAACATGGATGAGTTCTGGATTCATAATACACATAAATTGTATGAACCTCTCAAATCCTGTTTTGTTGATTCGATTAATAAATACATAACAGACCATCCGTTTTTTTCTGTGCAACACCTCACAAACTTTCGTATCAATCGTTATAAAGAAGGTGGGTTCATGTCACGCCACTATGATAGCATTCATCATAGTCACGGCCAGCACTACGGATATCCACATGCAACTGTTCTTTTGTATCTTAACGATGACTATGAAGGTGGCCAATTTATAGTTGCAGATAAAAAAATAAAACCAATAGCTCGTTCTGCTGTTGTGTTTCCGTCAAACTTTATGTATCCACATGAAGCTGAGGTTGTAACAAAGGGAACTCGTTGGAGTATCGTATCGTGGTTGATGTAAAAACTTACAAGTGTTTTCCAACTTCTATTCACGAAGTTAAAATGGATATTCTCAAATTTGATAGAAAGAATATGATTGCCTGTCTAGAGAAGGGGAGTGATGATGAACTACACAAGATATCTTACTTTAAACCTCTAGTAGAAAATATTTTGATATCATCTGAAAAAATTTTAAAGGATGGTGGTTATGAATTTGATAAACTTGAGATAACTAATATGTGGGGTAATAAATTAAAAGAGGGAGAGACTCACGCACCGCATACTCATTCTAATAATTTTCTATCTGGTGTTTACTATCTGCAATCAGGTTCACCTATTCAATTTTTTGACCCAAGACCAGCATCATCGATTTTAAAACCAAGAAACATACCTGATTGGGATAACTCAAATATGATAGAATTTAACTCAGTTGTAAACACTGCGTTATTCTTTCCATCTTGGCTTATGCATTGGGTTCCACCCACTCCGAATGAACGCATAAGCATTGCATGGAATATATTAATAAGAGGACATTATGGTGAACCCCACACATTACAAAATGCGTATATCTAAGAAGAATGAAGTATATCTAGTTATCTCTGATATAGAAGATTCTACTAGAGAGGAATTAACTTCATTTTTTACCTTTGAAGTGCCTGGTTTTAAATTTATGCCCATGTATCGCAGTCGTATGTGGGATGGAAAGATACGATTGTTCTCTCCAGCAACGGGAGAAATATATGTAGGATTATTAGAATATATCAAAGGGTTTTGCAGAAAAAACGGAATAGATTATATACTTGAAGAGGGGGTTGAGAATGAGCGGAATATTATTCGTGAGAGTGTTAGAAACTTTATCAGATCACTCAAACCTAAATCACGAGGAAAGAGTCTCAAAGTTCGTGACTACCAAATTGATGCCGTATATCATGGTATTTCCAGAAATCGTGCTCTGCTTGTTAGTCCTACTGCTTCGGGTAAATCATTAGTAATATATTCTCTGGTTCGTTACTACCACATGATGGGTTTAAAGACTCTAATACTAGTTCCTACCACTTCACTAGTAGAACAGATGTACACAGATTTTGAGGACTATGGATGGAGCTCTGGTACATACTGTCAAAAGGTATATCAGGGTCATGACCGTAAGGTTACAAAGGATGTTGTAATATCAACATGGCAATCTCTCTATAAGATGCCAACGAAGTATTTTGAAGATTTTGGGTGTGTCATTGGTGATGAAGCTCACATGTTTAAGGCAAAGTCTCTTACTGGTATTATGACCAAGTTACACCTATGCAGGTATAGATTTGGTCTTACAGGCACCCTAGACGGGACACTGACGCACCAACTTGTTTTAGAAGGTCTATTCGGTCCAGTTGAAAAAGTAGTTACCACAAAGGAGTTAATTGACAAAAAAACTCTTGCTGACCTTAAAATCAAGTGCATAATTCTAAAACATCAAAACATAAGAGTTAGGATGGAATATGCTGAGGAACTAGAATATATCGTTACTCACAAGGCTAGAAGGGATTTTGTAATTAATCTATTGCAACATCTAAAGGGAAATACTCTTTGTCTCTTTCAACTTGTAGAAAAACACGGTAAACCTCTACATGAAGCTGCAGAAAAAATGATTACAGACCGTAATGTATATTTTGTGTATGGTGGAACTGGAACTGATACTAGAGAAGAGATACGAGCTCTAATTGAAGATGCAAAAAATTCTATTGTTATTGCGAGTTACGGTACTTTTAGCACTGGTATCAATATTCGTAATATTCACAATATCGTCCTTGCAAGCCCAAGTAAGTCTAAAATTAGAGTGCTTCAGAGTATTGGTAGAGGGTTACGTCAAAGTGATAGTAAAGATTCTGTTTTAATATTTGACCTTGCAGATGATTTGACATTTAGAAATCAAACTAACTTTACACTTAACCATTTTCAAGAACGCATCAAGATATACAATTCAGAGCAATTTAATTATGAAATCAGTAAGGTAAAATTAAGATAGTTATAAAATACCTAAATATAAAGGTAATGAAAGGTAAACTACAATGAACCCAGATACATATAAAATCTTAAAGCTCATTAGTGGTGAAAACATCATTTGTGAGCTCTCAGAAGATAACGGCAAATATGAAATTTCAAGGCCCCTGTTAATGCACGTTCAACCTAAAATGACATTATCGGGTATGTCAGAATCGTTAATGCTATCACGCTGGGTTCAACCTTTTACAGAACAGGAATGTTTTGAGATTGACCCGAAACATGTAATTATTATGTTACCTGCTTCTCGTGGTCTAAGCGTATATTATGAAGTTGTGTTGAATAAAATAGACGGTGGCATGGAACGAATGTCAACAATTGATGATGAAGATGTGTATGATGAACTTCTAGAAGAACTAGATACAGAAAGTAAATTAATTCATTAATATGTATTTCTGCAACCCAACACAAGCTAAATATAACACCAATTTTACGAGGAGTCAAGGGTCTTTTTTATAATATAATGTACCTTGACTTAATCATTACAATGTAGTATAGTATGTAAAGATTAAGGAGAGAACCTATGGCGAAAGCAAAAGGCGAACATTATGTAGATAACAAAGCATTTCTACAAGAAATGATTGAGTGGAAAGAAAAATGCAAAGAGGCGACAGACGTTGACAAACGAATTCCACCTGTAACTAATTATATGGGTGAGTGTTTTTTAAAGATTGCAACTCACCTATCATACAGGCCTAACTTTATTAACTACACATACAAGGATGATATGGTATCTGATGGTATTGAAAACTGCCTTCAATATGCTTCTAACTTCAATCCAGAGAAGTCGTCAAATCCTTTTGCATACTTTACTCAGATTATTTACTATGCCTTCATTCGAAGAATTCAAAAAGAAAAAAAGCAAACTCACGTTAAAAATAAAATCATATCAGGAAGTAACTACGAATCTTATGTTACTATGCCTGGCGATTCAACGAGTTATCATATATCAAATGCTTTTGCTATGGAAAATCTTCCACAAGAAGATGTATACAAGCCTAAGAAAGTAGATAGTAATGCTAATAGGGATAAGAAGGGCTTGGAGAATTTTATGGAAGATGAAGACGATAAAACCGCAGTAAGAGGGTATGATTAATTTTAAATGGTTGAGTATTTTATAACTCTTAATAAAAGAGAATTGTGTTTGCTTAAAGAATATATGGGGTATCATAATTGGTCCGACATGATGGTAGTTTTTGAAACTAATGAAAAACTGTCTAAGAAGTTTAAGCTGACAGATTTTGAAATCAATATCTTCAGAAACAAGGTAGGAATTTAACTTGAAGATTGCCATAATCACCGATACTCATTTTGGAGCTAGAAACGATAACCAGAATTTTAACGATTTCTTCTACAAATTCTATGAGAACATTTTCTTTCCTGCTTTGAAAGAAAGGGGTATCACTACCTGTGTTCATATGGGAGATGTAGTAGATAGGCGTAAGTTTATCAGTTTCAAGATTGCTAATGATTTCCGTAAGAGGTTTATTGGTCGTTTTAAAGAGATGGGTATTGATTTACACATCATCATCGGCAACCATGATACATTCTATAAGAACACCAATGAAGTCAACTCTATGGAAGAACTGGTAGGTTCGGATAGGTTTAGTATTTACAGTGCCCCCAAGGTTGTGGACTTTGATGGTTGTCTTATTCAGTTTATGCCATGGATTAATGCCGGTAACTATAATGAATCTATGGATGCGTTGAAACATTCACCCGCACAGATTCTTATGGGTCACTTAGAGGTAAATGGTTTTGAAATGCACATAGGCCATAAGTCTGAAGGCGGCTGGGATAAAGAATTATTTCGTAGGTTTGACCTATGCTTTAGTGGTCACTTTCATCATAAATCCGATGATGGCCAAATATATTATCTTGGCACTCCGTATGAAATGAACTGGAGTGATTATAATGATCCGAAAGGTTTTCATATCTTTGACACAGCAACACGCGAACTGGAACGTATTGTTAATCCATATACTATT